AGAAATGCTTCATCAAGTTCAACGTGGAGGGGCTGCTCCGGGGCGATTACCAGAGCCGCATGAACGGCTACGCGGTCGCGCGGCAGAACGGCTGGATGAGCGCCAACGATATCCGCGCGCTCGAGAACCTCGACCGCATTCCCGCGGAGGAAGGCGGCGACCTCTACCTCATCAACGGCAACATGACGAAACTCAAGGACGCGGGACTCTTCGCGGGAAAGGAGCAGGATAGTGATGAAGAAGTTCTGGATGTGGAACCGGACGGAGGAGCAGGTGGAAAAGCCGGAGCGGACGCTCGTGCTGCGCGGCGTTATCGCGGAGGACAGCTGGCTCGATGACGAAGTCACGCCGGAGCTTTTCAAGGAAGAGCTCGAGGCGGGCGAGGGAAACGTCACGGTCTGGATCAACAGCCCCGGCGGCGACTGCTTTGCCGCCGCGCAGATTTACAACATGCTCGCGGCCTATCCGGGCAAGGTCACGGTCAAGGTGGACGCTGTTGCGGCTTCGGCGGCGACGGTCGTGGCGATGGCGGGCGACGAGGTGCAGATGTCTCCCGTCGCGATGATGATGATCCACAATCCCGCCATGATGGCGGCAGGCGACCACAAGGCCATGGAAAAAGCCATCGAGGCATTGCGGGAGACGAAGGAAAGCATCCTCAATGCCTACGAGCGGCGCACGCATCTCTCGCGCGCCAAGCTCGCGCGCCTTATGGACGACGAGACCTGGATGGACGCGAGGAAGGCGGTCGAGCTCGGCTTTGCTGATAAGATCATCGAGCCGGTGGCAAAAGAGGAATGCCTGCCGGAAGAGACACCTGCCGCGTCGCTCTACTCGGAGCGCGAGTGCAGCCGCCGCATCATCGGCAGGCTGACGGAAAAATACAAGCCGCCGGAAGACACCGTGAAAACAGCGGCAAAAGGAGACGCCCCGAGAGGGCGCAGCGTAGCGGAGCTTGCGAACCGGCTCCAGCTCATCAGGCAGTTTATCTGAACAGGAGGAATCTTTTATGACCATCAACGAACTTCGCGCAAAACGTGCTCAGGCATGGGAGGGCGCCAAGGCGTTCCTCGACGCCCGCCGCAATGAGAAAGGCGTCCTCTCCGCTGAGGATGATGCCGCCTACACGGCCATGGAAAAGGACATCGAGGATCTCGGAAAGGAAATCCGCCGTCTCGAGCGCCAGCGAGAAATCGAAAACGAGCTGAACCGTCCGACGGCCGCGCCGCTCGTCCAGCCGCCGCAGTCCGCATCCGCGGCGGAAACGGCGATGCCGCGGGCGACGGACGCATACAAAAAAGCCTTCTGGAACGCCATGCGCAGCCGCCAGGTTGCGCCCGCCGTGAGCAATGTGCTCCAGATCGGCGCGGACGGGGACGGCGGCTACCTCGTGCCGGACGAGTTCGAGCACACGCTCGTCGACGCGCTCCAGGAGGAGAACATCTTTCGCCAGCTCGCCAAGACCATCCAGACCTCGAGCGGCGACCGCGCCATCCCTGTGGTGGCGAGCCATGGTACGGCGGAATGGATGGACGAGAACGCCCTCGTGCCGGAGAGCGACGACAAGTTCAGCCAGCTCACCATCTCGGCCTACAAGCTCGGCACGTTCATCAAGGTGTCGGACGAGCTCTTGAGCGACAGCATCTTTGACATCCCGGGCTACATCGCCTCCGAGTTTGCGCGCCGCATGGGAGCGAAGGAGGAAGAGGCTTTCTTCGTGGGCGACGGGCAGAAAAAGCCGACGGGCGTGCTCGCGGAGAAAGGAGGCGCGGAGATTGGCGTGACGGCGGGCGCTGCCCTCAAGGCGGACGACCTCATCGACCTTTTTTATGCCCTTCGCTCGCCATACCGCCGCAAGGCCGTCTGGGTGATGAACGACAGCACGGTCAAGGCCATCCGCAAGCTCAAGGACGCGAACGGGCAGTACCTCTGGCAGGCCGCCATCACGGCAGGAACGCCGGATACCATCCTCAACCGTCCCGTCTACACCTCGTCCTTCGTGCCGGAGATCGCGGCGGGGAGCAAGTCCGTCCTCTTCGGCGACCTCGGCTACTACTGGATTGCCGACCGTCAGGGACGCAGCTTCAAACGCCTCAACGAGCTCTTCGCGACCACGGGACAGGTCGGCTTCATGACCACCCAGCGCGTCGACGGCAAGCTCGTCCTGCCCGAGGCGGTCAAGGTGCTGCAGATGGCGGCGAAATAAAAATCCCCGGCACGATGCGTGTCGAGGAAATTTAGAGTTCTTTCAAACGTTTCTCTGCCAGGCGGTATACGCGTTCATCATCACGGATGTCTATGATGACGATGACCATTTGTTTGTCGCGTCGTTCCAGCTGATAGACGATTCGGAGCCCCGCTTTTTTGAGCTTCACCTTGAGCAGACCGGTCAGGTTGCTTGCGGCATGGTGGCCGAGTGGTTTTCCGTAGCCGCCTTCCGTATAGGGAAGCGGATTGGCCGACACTTTGCACAGGGCTGTTGCTACCTGTTTTTTCTGGCTGCCGTCGAGATGGTCGAAATCGTCCTGCGCCTGCGGGAGAAACCGTATGGACCAGTTCATTCGAGATCGATATCCTCCTTTTGCAAGGCTGCAAGGTCGATGCCGTTCTTAGCAGCAACCTCCTCAAAAGGAATCGTGTTTTCTGGGGTGTAGTTTTTCAGTCGCTCCTCTGCTGTGCGGAGAAGCTCGGCATCATATACGCGCTCGATCAGGGCGTTGTAATCCTCTGGAGAAAGCAGGACGCATTCCGGTTCGTTGTTTTTCAGGACAACGGTCACGCCGGATTTCTTCACATCGGCAAAAATCTTGCTGGCCTTTCCCCGGTTAAAAGCCGTCAAGGGAACTGTCGGATGTAAGGGCTGTAAGTATGCCATGGGTAAGACCTCCTTTGCTTCAGTCTAACAAAAAGGAGGAAAAATATCAATATATTCATCGTCCTTTTCGTTGTAAAGATAAAAAGAATCTGGAGCATGGGAGAAAGTATTATCTGTTGAAATGTCAGTACCCAGCTTCTTTTGCCAGTTGCTCCGCCATAGTCCATCCGGCGGCTTCGAGCATTCCTGCACTAACACTGGCGGCGACAGCGGAGCCAGCAAAAGGTATTAGCTTTCCTAATTCCTTGGCAATGGATTTGATCGGTTGTTTTAGAAGTTGCTTTTTAAGGGCGGCAATAGCGATGTTTTGAGCAACATTCTTTTCGATGTTAGAGCCAAATACCGCACTCAAAGCCATGGCCATCGTGGTCATCGTTACCATGTCAGCAGCGACACCAAGACCAGGAACAGGAATAGCGTTTCCTCCTGCTGCGGCAACAGCGTGGGAATGGATGATGATTTGGCATTTAGATTTTTGTTCTTCTGTCATGATAGACTCCTCCTAAAACTTTATTAAAAGACTTCTTATACTGGATGTATTTCTACAGGGGGGGACATTCCTGCCTGAGTTTGAAAAAATTATAGGAGTGATGAATTTGCTGGTATCCCTATATGACGCGCGGGAATTCCTGCGCATGGATGGTCAGGAGGATGACGGCGTCATAGCGTCTCTTCTCGCCGCGGCCGAGGCGCTTTGTCTGGATGTCCTGCGGCTCAAAGGCGAGGAGGCGCCGGATGCCGCCATGCCTGTTCTGCGGACGGCAATCCTCTACGCGATGGCGTATCTCTATGAGCACCGCGAGGAGGCGGATCACGCGCGGCTCTTGCTGACGCTTCGCGCGCTGCTCGCGGGGGAGAGGAAGGAGGAATTCTAGTGTATGTGAATATCGGAGAACTGCGGCACCGCGTCACGGTGCTGCGGCCGAGAGCCGAGCCGGACGCGTCCGGCAACCTCGTCGCGGGAGACTGTGACGAGGTTTTTTCGTGCTGGGCGAAGGTGCTGCCCTTCGCGGCAAAGATTACGGACAGCACGGCGGAGATGGTGCGCGAGGTGGACTACCGCGTCGTGTTGCGCTACCGACCTCCGTCCGTCATTCGAACGGAGGACATCATCATCTGGCAGGGCAGAAAGCTCTCGCTCGTCGCACCGCCCTATCCGCTGGGCGGCAAGCGGCGGTGGCTGGTCATCGAGTGCAGGGAGCTGGTGGAAGATGCGTAAGTATGTGTCGACACAAGAACTCCTGCGCGGCATGGGAGAGGATGTGCTGCAGGCGGCCAAGGCGGCGCTTGCAAAAGGCGCGGAGGAAGTTGTCGCGGAGGCGAAAAGCCGCTGCCCGGTCTACAAGGGGAAGGACAGGCGCGTGACGCCCGGCGCGCTGCGCGATTCCATCCATGCCGAGAAGAAGAAAAGCGGCACGTTCTACCGTATCTCCGCGGGGGCGCAGGCGCAGGACGGCACGGCCTACGGAAAGCTCGTGGAGTTCAGTCCCAAGATCAACAAGCCGTTCCTTTATCCTGCGCTCGATGCCAGGCGGGACGGTATTCGACGCGGCATCGTGGAAGCGGTGAAGGCCGCCTTGAGGAGGAATCATTCGTGAATGTACAGGAACGCGTCTACCAGACACTCAGAAAAGACGCCGCACTCGCGCGGCTGCTCGCCCGTGACCGTCGCGGCCCGTGCATCTATCACGGGAGGAGCCCGGACGCTGGGAGCTATCCCGTCCTCGTCTACTCGGTTGTCTCGGATGTACCCGCGCTATCGGCGGACGGCGAGGAAATCGAGCGGCGCGTGACCGTGCGCGTCCATATTCTCACGAAGGACGGCGCGGCGGATGCTATCGAGGACTGCGTGATGAAGCGGATGATGGGACTAGGTTTCCGTCGCGCCCAGTCGGTGGAATTCGCGGAGAAGAATATGTTTGTGAAGGCGATAGATTTTCGCATCGGAACAGGAGTGGAAGCATAATGGCAGAAACAGGAACGACGCCCGCCGTGAATACGGCGCCGCGCTCCAATCTCGTGAGCGGACAGTTCATCAACATCCAG